GCGGCAACGGCGGCAACGGACTATTAGGTGGAGGTGGCGGCGGTGCTTCTGGCAATAGTGCCACTCAATCCGGTGGCGCTGGCGGTAGCGGAGCGGTGGTATGTCAATTCACTACGCGATCTGGTTTGAGTTACCAGGTTCTCACATCGGGAACGTCCTACACAGTTCCTAACCAAACCATCTCCGTAAAACTGTGGGCCATAGGCGGCGGTGGAAGTGGTGCCGGTTGCCCAGCAACCACAACGGTGGCAGGCGGCAGCGGTGGTGCCGGTGGCACTTCGTTCAAAACGTGGTGATAGTTAGCGCTTCAGCGGCAGCCTATTTTCAATCTTCTAGGAGAAAAATGAAACATATTGTTCTAATCATATGCCTAGTATCAGCGTTGTTGACTGGTTGCAAAAAGGGTTCTGATCTAGTTCTTCCCCAGGGAACGGCCATGTCAGATTACAGCGCATCGCATGCAAAACCTGGATAGATACGCAAAACAGGTATTGAAAGCGGGCCGGGATTTAGGTATCGGCCCTCGCGGGATCGTAATCGCGTTTGCCACAGTGTTCGTTGAGTCTAACTGGGTGATGTACGCGAACAAAGCCGATCCGGAGTCGTTGAACTTTCCGCACGAGGCTTTCTCATATGACGCTAACTCTGTCGGGTTGTTTCAGCAGCGTGCGGAGTGGTGGGGCACATGCGCAGATCGCATGGACCCTTACCGTTCTGCGGTCATGTTTTACAACAGCCTGAAGCGCTACCCCTATAACAGTGACGCTAACTCGCCTGGGTCTTGGGCTCAACGAGTGCAGGGTTCCGCTTTCCCTGCGCGGTATGACGAGCGTTTCAACGAGGCTCAGAGGCTTTATGACCGTCTAGTGGGTGATGTTGAACCGGAGGTCGTTATGGAAAAAGTGCTTGATTACGATCGGAGGATCGTCACCCAGGAGACTGGTTGGTGGTGTGGGCCGGCGGCTACGCAGGTTGTGTTGGACTCTCGCGGGATCAAGATCCCTGAGTCGCTTATCGCCGGTCAGATAGAGCAGATCGAGAACCCAGGCAGGGGCGATGATCGCGATGGAACCGATTACGTCGGGTTGATCGAAAAGTTTTTGGACCGTCAGGTTCCGGAAGCGAATTTCACTTCGGTGTACATGCCGAAGGATCCTCCGACTAAAGCTCAGAAGGACAAGCTGTGGGCTGATCTGAAGCGGTCGATCGATGCTGGCTGGGGTGTGGTGGCGAACTTTGTTGCTCCTCCGAATAATTATCCTCGAGGGGTTAAGGGTTCGAGGGGCCCCGCTTACGGCGGCGGCACCGTCTACCACTATGTGGCTCTGATGGGTTACGACGATAGTCCGTCGAGGCGGGCTGTGTGGGTTGCCGATTCTGGGTTTCAACCTCAGGGCTATTGGATCAGTTTTGATCAGTGCGCGACGTTGATTCCGCCGAAAGGCTACTGCTACGCGAACACGTCTGCGTCTGCCCCGGCTCCCCCGCCGGTTAACCAGCCGGATTCTGTGCTCGAGCTGTCTGCGAAAGTGGATCGTTTGAGTGATGCGTTGATGACTTTGTTGGCGCTTATCGAGCGATCCAATCCGGAGGTTATCCGGTCCTATCTGGAACTTACGAAGGGCAATTGATGAAACCTAAGTTTAGGCAAGTGCTTTACACGGTGGGTGTGGTCGTTTTTGCCGTGCTCACTGTGATGTCCACTTTCAAGTGGATCGACCCGAACACAGCGGCTTCTGTTTCCGCTGCTCTCACTGCGGTGCTGGGTTTGTTCGGTGTGACGGTGGCAGGTACTGCCGCCTACAACACCGGTAAGCAGATCAACAACGGCACGTTCGATGAGGTTCCCGAAGCCTCCCCGGCCGACTCCGTGGTGAGCGGTGTGCAGGCTGTGCTTGAGGCGAAGAAGAACGCGGAGCGTGAGTTGTCTCGTGTGCAGGATGCGATCTCTGGCGTGATCGAGGACATCCCCGTTTTGGGGCCTTTGGCTAATCAGGTTTTTGATCAACTGAAACTTTAGGAACGAGGTGGGGGCTTGTATGACTTCTGTTGAGCTTGCCCCTGCCCCACCTCATATCGTCGGCCCTTCGTGGAGAAAGACCGTCGAGGGCAAATGGCATCTGCCAGAGAAGACTCTAGGTTGGGGTGTGTTGGCGTGGCTGTCGGAGTATGTGAATACTCCGGGTGGTCACGACGACCCTGATCGTCTTCGGATGTTGATCGCGATGTCTGAGGCCGGCATTCCCGGCAACGAGAATATGTTCCTGCCTACCGACGGGCAGGTTCGCCTGATCTTGTGGGGGTAGGAGGTCGATTCTACTGGTCAGTACGGTTACCGCGAAGGGATCATCCGCAGGCTTAAAGGCTGGGGTAAGGATCCTTTCGCTGCGGCGTTGGCGTTAGCCGAGCTGTGTGGGCCTGTGGCGTTTTCGCATTTCGATAAGGATGGCGATCCGGTGGGTAAGCCGCGTAACGCGGCGTGGATCACTGTGGCGGCGGTGAGTCAGGATCAGACTAAGAACACGTTCTCTCTTTTCCCGGTGATGATCTCGAAGCGTTTAAAAGCTGACTACAGCTTGGATGTGAACAGGTTCATTATCTATTCGGCTGCCGGTGGCAGGATCGAGGCGGCGACTTCTTCGCCTGCGTCGATGGAAGGTAACCGCCCTACGTTCGTGATTCAGAACGAGACGCAGTGGTGGGGCCAGGGCCCTGACGGGAAGAACAACGAGGGCCATGCGATGGCGGCTGTCATCGAAGGCAACATGACTAAAGTCGAGGGTTCTCGAACTTTGTCGATCTGTAAC